CGGGCGGCAGCTGTTCACGCCCGAGGAGATCGACAAGCTCTCGGCAAAGAGCGTCAAGGTCATGTCGAAGCTGTTCGACGCCGCCATGAAGCACAACGCCGTGACCGAAAAAGACGTGGAGGACTTGGCAAAAAACTGAACCTCCGGCCGACGAGGCAGTTTCTGTTTCGTCTGGCCGGGCACCTCGGGATGACAGTCGGCGACATTGAGCGACGCATGACCATGCGTGAGCTCGCGGAGTGGATGGCCTACACGAGGTACTTCGAAGCGATCCCCAACCAGTGGCAGCAGACGGGACTCCTGGCGTCCGCGATCCTGGCACCCTACTCACCTAAAGGTAAGGCTCCGAAAGCAAGCGATTTCGTCCCGGTCGAAAAGCCGCCGCAGCATCGGCAGCAGATGATCGACGTGATCGAGCAGCTCAAACGTGAACTAGGTGGGTAATGGCGAACGTCCTCTCTCTGGCGATGAAGGTTTCAGCGGACGCATCCAGCGTCCCGAAGCAGCTCACGCCCGTGGAGCGGGCCCTCGCCGGGCTGAGCAAAGAGGCCGAGAAGGCCACGTCCGTCATGGACAAGTTCGCTGCCAGCTCGTCTGCAGCGGCAGCGGCACAGGCTCGGTCTGCGGCTGACTTTGAGAAGCTGGCCGCGGCCCTGGAGTCTCGGTCGATCAAGCCCGAGGAGTATGCCCGGCAGTTCGCGGCTCTCACGGCGGCAGCCAACGACACGGCGGCTGCGTTTGCCGAAGGTGCCCGCATCACCGAGCAGGCCCGGACGGCCGACGAGCGGCGGACGGCGGAACTCGAGCGGCTCGCGCAACTGCTTGAGCTCGGAGCGATCAATGAAGAGACGTTCTCCAGGGCGTCTGCCGAGGCCAGCGGAGCCAACGCCGAGGCAGCCCGTGCGGAGCGTGAGCGGGCCGATGCGGCAGCAGCTGCGGCTCGCATCATCCAGGCGAACCTGACGCCGCAGGAGCGGTACGACAACCAGATCCAGGAACTGACAGGCCACCTCAATGCTGGCCGGCTCTCGCAGGAGATATTTGACCGTGCAGTGGCCTCGGCAACCGCATCGCTCACGAAGGCCGAGTCTGCCGCCGAGGGCTACGACCGGGCGGTTGAAGCTGCCGGCGACGGCGGCACGCTGAAATTCAACGAGCTATCCGGCGTCCTCGCCGCCCTGCCTGGGCCGATTGGCAACGTGGCCGGCCGGCTCTCTGGGCTGTCCTCTGCCGGCGAGGGCCTTGCCCGCATCTTCTCTGGCGGCCTTCGCCAAGGCATCGCCAGTATCGGCACGTCGCTGGCCGGGCTCATCAACCCGATCACGGCCACCATCGGTGCCATCGGCGGGCTGGCGACGGCCGCCGTGTCCATCGGCCGCGGGCTCGTTCAGCTGGACGACCGAGTCGAGTCGCTGGGCAATACGGCAGACAAGCTCGGCATTTCCTTTGAGTTCGTACAGACGCTGGACGAGGCGGCACGTCGAAGCGGCACCAGCATCGACGCTGTCAGTGCGGCCTTTGGCAGGCTGCAGAAGAGCGTGACCGGCGTTGATGACGAGAGCAAGGCCGCCCAGAAGGCTCTCGACGAGATTGGCCTGACGGCCGCCGAGCTCCAGGCCCTGCGTCCCGAGCAACAGTACCAACTGCTCGCACGCCGCATCCGTGAGATCGAAAACCCCGCCCGGCGGACGGCCACGGCCCTCAACTTGTTTGGCCGGGCTGGTGCGGATCTGCTGCCGTTCTTCGCCAATATCGACGGGGCCGCTACGGACCTTGAGCGTGTCGGTGCGGCTTTGTCGACTGCCCAGCGGCGAGACATCGACGAGTTCGGGGCCGCTATCGACAGGCTCAGCGTGTCCGCCAAGGGTGCCGGGGAGCAGCTGCGTTCGTCGTTCGCCGGTGCTGGGGCCGCCATCGCCAACGCCCTGGCTTCCGCTACTGGATCGGTCGCACAGTTCCTGGAGGAACAGAACAAGTTCCGCGACTACTCCGAGGAGCTGCAGAAGCTCCGGCGCGAGTGGCAGTTCATCTCGGCGGGGCCCGTCACGGATGCGGCCATTCAGGCACTCAAAGCAGGGCAGACGGCAGAGCAAGTGCTACGGGTGGCACGCGGCGAGGCCGTGGAACTCAAGGATGCCATCGAAGAGCCGCCGAGCGACGCCTTTGTGAAGTCGCTGTCCGACATCACCAAGAAGATCGAAGAGGCGAAGCTGCAGTCGGTAGAGTTTGGGCAAGCCGGATTCGATGCGGCCGTCGAATACGAACAGGCGATTGCCACTCTGAAGGAGCAGTTCGACGCCGGGCTGTTCAACGAGGAGACGTTCCGGCAGCAGGCCGCCAACGTGGCCGAGACGTTCAAGCGAGAGATCGCCGGCATCAGCGAGGACGCCAAGCTGGAGATACAGCTTGAGTCGGACGCACAGCGGACGCTCGCCGGCCTGAACGCTGAAGTGGACAAGGCGATCCAATCCGCCCAAGACTTCGGGCAGGAGGGCTTTGACGCGGCTCTTGGCTTCCAGAACAAGATCGACGAGCTGCGTCGGCAGTTCGAGGCTGGCATCATCAACGACGAAACGCTAAGGCGTGGCGTTGAGTCCGCCAATGCCGCCTACGACCAGCAGATTGAAAAGCTGCGTCAGATCCAGACCGAACAGCAGCGGATCATTGACGCCGACCGTGCTCGGGTCGAGGGATTGCTGGCAGCCCAGGGCGAGACGGCGAAGATCGAGGAAGACATTCTCGCAGTCCAGCGTGAGGCGGCTCGCGTCTCCCAAGAGGCCGCCGCAGCCCGCGACGCCAATAACGCATTGGCGGCCGAAGGTGCCGCAGCCAGGCTGGCCCAGCTCGACCAACTCCAGGCCCAGCTCGACGAGCAGCTCCAGGCCGCCGAGCAGGGGTTCGGCCAGGCCGGGTTCGGGCCTGCGTTTGAGCAGATCAACGCCCAGCTGGCGGTACTGGCAGATAAGGCCGCCGAGTTCGGCAACGCCGGTGCCCAGGCATTCGCTCAGCTTCAGCAGGGCGTCGCTGAGGCCCAGCAGCAGGCCCGAGACGGCATCCTGAACCGCGAGGCCCTGGAGCAGCAAGTCGCCGCCCAGCAGCGTCTATTCGAGCAGGAACTGGCGAACATCGACGCGGCCAACGAGAGGCGGAAGGAAGCCGCCGCCGACCAGGCCGAGCAGCGGAAGCAGCTCGAGCAGGACGCCCTGCGGCAGCAGGAGGAGCAATCCAAGGCCCAGCAGCAAGCCCAGCAGCAACTCCAGGAAGCCTACTTCCAGGAGCAGCAGCGGATCGCCGAGGAGCGTCGCAAGGCCGAGGAGGCCGAGTTCGCCCGCCAGCAAGAGCGTCTGCGGCAACTCAACACCCTAGGCGAGGGCGTGGTCAACACCGCCGACGTTCGCACCCAGGAAGGTGCCGCCATCGTCCTGGGATTGGCAGCGAACGCCCAGGATCCGCGTCTCATCGAGGCCCGGCTGACGAACAAGCTGATGAGGCAGCAGCTCAACGCCCTCGTCGGCAACCTGACCCGCATCGGACTTGAGGTGAGCCTGCCATGAGTGTCGTCTCATTCCAAGAGCTGGGCCGGAAGAACGAGTACGAGGTCGGCAAGGCCCGTCGCCTCGTCCGTGAGTTCGTCTGCGTCCTCTCCGACGACACGCTGACGGGAAACCCGACGCCCGAGAACGTGATCTTCTCTGCCGTTAGCGTGGACCTGGGTTCGACGCATCCGACCTACACGAACTACCGCTGCCGGAAAATGTCGCTGACGGAGGGCTACGAAGGAAGCCCATACCACGTTCACCTGCTCTGCGAATACGGCGTCATCCTGGCCCGCGAGCTCGTCAGTCCGACGAGCAGGGATTCGTACTGGGAGTTCGACTCTGCCCCCGGCGAGGTGCCGGCCTTGGCCTACTTCGACGGCGGCACACTGCGTCCGCTGACGAACTCTGCCTTCGATTACTTCCCCGGCCTCGTCGCCCCAGAGGCTCTCGCCGTCGCCAAGGTCACGACGAACTTTGCCACGTTCCCGAATAGCTGGTACGCCGCACAGAACGCCGTCAACAACGCGACGTACCTCGGCTGCCCGACGCACAGCATCAAGGTCGAGAAGGTCAAGGTGATCCAGACGCAGGAGGAGTTCGGCGGCGGCATCGTCGCGTATTGGCAAGCCACGGCGGAACTGCACTACCGGCAGAGCGGCCACAACCTCCAGCTGCCAGACATCGGATTCAACTTCATCGGCGGCGGCCAGAAGCGACGCGCGATGGTGTTCGACTTTGAGAATTCCGAATGGATCGCCTCGCCGAATCCGGTCGGCCTTGATGGCTCCGGTGCTCAGACGGGCGGTGCTCCAGCGATCCTCAATCGCCGCGTCTGCCCCGAGGCGAACTTCTCCAGCCTCTTCGGCACGCCGCCCACAACGCCACTGCCGGTGTAACCCATGGCAGAGCCTACGCAGTTTGATCTCGCGTCAGCCGCCCGCGTCGCTCGCGTCGTGCGGACCGTCGAGGATACGGGGCCGCGGGCGAAGCCGCTGACGTTTGAGCCGGCGCTTCAGCAGCGACAGCGGCCTGTGTTTCGTATTTGCACTTTCTCCGGGCAGTGGAACAAAGGCACGCAGAAGGTGGTCACGCTGGCTGACGCCTCGACCATGTCGGCCAACAACGTGCTATGGCCTGTCCCTGATGGTCCGCCAAGGTACGCAGGAATCGCCAGAGACGGGACTGTGTGGTATCTCGTTGCTCCAGAGATGTTTGCTTTGGACGCTGTTGCCTCAATAGCGTCCGCGCAGTCTTGTTCAATCACGGTGTCAAAAGCACCGTTCATTTCGTTCGCTACCGCAGCAACGGCAACGCAGACCATTCAGGTGTCGGAGTACTGCACGGCAATTAGCCAACTCCTTACATCGTTGACCGCTACTGCTGACGTGACTGTGATGACGGGGGCGACGCTCACGACGGCCGCGCTCACGTTTACGCGATCCAATGTGCGTGTCTTGCGGCAGACGACAGCATCCACTGTTTCCATTTCGATCACGACCTGTGCGACGGCAACGGCGTCATGACATCGCTGACGGTACAAGACGGAAAGCTGGTGCTGCGCGACGGCAAACTTGGCACACAGGAGGGCTGCTGCTGCGGTGGCGGCGGCGCGTGCTGTCTCTGCGATAGTCTCACGCTCTATGAAGACGGGTTTGGCAACAACTTCGCCACCGAAGAGGAAATGATTGCCCGCGTGGCTCAATTGACAGCAGAGGCAGACGCAAAGGTGGCGATTGCAGTGGAGAATGGATACGAGTGCGTTGGGTACGAGCCTATCACCTATGTGTTCAACGAAGAAAACAACGCATGGGAGACGACTGGCTACCAGTTGCAGGGGCGATGCTGTGGTGGAGTGAGCGAGGAACCTCTAGACGGCCTGCCTCTTGGTTTATGGGGGGCGTGCAACCAGAATGCCAGCAACCGCACCTGCACTCCTGGACTGACGGA